TGGTGTTTGTAGGTGCTTCAAATGTACCTTCTGTTGTACGAGCAAAAGCGCTGGTAGTAGCAGATTGTAGAATTGTCAATGCTTGGTTAGAAACAACAGCCCAGTTACCAGCACCACGACGTGTACGCTGAGCAATTAAGTTAGCAACACGGTTGATTTGGATAGCTAGAGCAGCGTGCTCGTCACCCACGAATGTAGCAGTACCGCTAACTAAAGATTGATCATAAGTTTGATCAACAGTAGCCAAAGCACGTAGACTGTACAAGATTTCTTGGTCGATTTCAGCAGTAATTTCTTGTGCTAAAGCGGCCATAATTTCTGCTTCGATGTCAATGCCTTGTTGGGCTTGTGCATCTTGAGCAGCTTCAAAAGTCCAGCGAGCGCTTAGTTTACGAGACTTAGCTTCGACTGGTGCCTTCAAGATTTGGATGCTCATTCTGTTTCCAGGAGTTCCTTCAAGTGCGCTTGTGGAAGCAGCACCAGGGTAGGTATCATTTGCATTACCAGAATATGCTTGAGCAATCTTGAATGGGCTCAATGCTTCTTCACCAGCTACAACGTTAGCTGCGGTATCAGCGTAGCGAACACGTAGAGTGTGAATTTGACCAACTGGACCAGTCATTGGCTGAACGCCGATGATTTCGTTGGCGATAACTGTTGGCATAACACGACGGATAACAGGCAGAATAACACGGTTAAGTGTTGCAATGTTACCAGCGGATGTACCACCAGAGGTTGCGCTTTCAGCCAAGTACTTACGTGTATTTTCTAAGCAAACTTGCATAGAAGCACGACGGTTACCAGATAGGCCTTCAAGCAGAGCTTCTTTGGTCTCTGACCATCTTTCATTTAATAGTTGTGACATTTATTGTCTCCTTGAATAAATTATTTAGATAGACCCGCTAGTTTGCGGATATCTAAAATATTGTCTAAGCCTACCTCGGCTTTGTTTGTTTCACGATTGCCAGTAACGGCAGCACCTTCACTTAGCATAGCTTTCTTAGGAGCCGCTCTACGTGATTGATTATCCATCACTGCTGGTAGGTATTTGTCAAAAGATTCATTAAGCTTCTTGGTCGGGGTTGACTCAAGAAGATCCTTCATGATATCTCTCTTACTAGCATCCAACGGAGCTAGTAACTCGCTCATAACATTTTTACGTTCCATCAAATCTTTAGTAATGCGAAGATCGCGTTGCACGGATTCTACTAGATTGTTTTTATCTGCTACAGTTTGTTTTGCTTCTGCTAGTTCTTGTTCTTTCTTCTTGATAATCGTTAACAATTTACTTGTCTCAGATTTCTCATTTAGGAAGGAACCGGCAAATTCTTGTGCAAATGCTTCATAGATCTTACGACCAAAGTCATTGTTACGTGCGCCATCAATATCTTCTTTCAATTGCTTGATTTCAGAAGTTAATTTCTTAGTAACAGTACCTTCAACTACCTTAGCGGCACGTTGAATAAAGTTATGCTTAATTTCGGTAAATTTATCCTTAGCTTCACGAACTAACTTAACTTTCGTTTCAGCTAGGTCCTTCTTATCAGTTGCAAATTCACTAATTTCTTTTGCTAGAGCGTGAACTACGAATTGCTCTAACTTGCTGAAATTCTCAGAAACTTTCTTACGGTCACTTTGAAATTCAACTAATTCTTTTCCTAATTGCTTGATGACAAATCCTTCTAACTTTCTAGCATCTTCACTAATACGTTGTTTGTATTGTGCTTTTGCTTCAGCTAGGGCTTTTTTATCTTCATGCAATTCAGACATCTCAACGGTCAAGCGATCAGCCAACATCTTATCAATTGCTTCTACAATCATGCTTTTATCATGGTTGTATTTTTGAGCAAACTCTTCACGAAGTTCGGCAGTTACTTGGTCGCGTGTTTCCTGAATCTTGGTAGCAAAAGCAGCCTCGACAACTTGTGTTGTCTCCTCTGTCATTACGCCTGACTCAACTAATTGTTTGAATGCGTCCAACATTTTTTTCTCCTCGGGCTTATTTTAGACCTTTAATAATATTCAAGAGACTCTCTTGAAGATATTTCTGGGCCTTTGGATCTTCTTTTACTTCTTGTGCAACCTTGAACGCTCTCATCCCGCCACGAGCATTCATTAAATGTTCATAAACGGGAGTGGGATACGCACCTGGCGCACTGGGTTGGGCAACTACGTCTACTGTGATAATTTCGAAGTCGGATACATGGCCGTTTATGTCGTTGACATTGCCACTACCACGAGAACTCACGCCAAGTTTTACACCTGCTTCGAGCATAGTACGTACTAAGTTACCCATTGGTGTAGGAAGAATTTTCATCTTCCCGTAACCATTTGGTCCCTCCATCCACATTTGAGTTATCATATGGGATACACGGTCCAAATTAACTTTTAAATCATCAGGATGATCTACTTCACCTAATACACTATAACCATTTGTGATTTGGTCATTGAGAGCCTTAACTGCATGTTCAATTTCGTCTACGGGGTAGACACGTTGATTTGCGTTACGGATACCACCTTGAATGGCAATACCTTTTAGATAAAGATTTTTGCCTTCTTTGTCATCCGACTCCATTACGATGCCGGATTGATCAAAACTTAGGTGTTCTCTTAGGTAACTTAATTTCATCCTATTGCTCTAATTAAATTTTCTTCAAAAACGACTTGTCAGCGGCTACACTGGTTTGACCAGCTTTGTCGCCTGAACCAGATCCTACTGGACCTGCTGTCTTTCCACCTTGTGGCCAGCCAGCTTCTTTCTTAGTATAACCTTTAGTATGAGCACCTGGCTTGCTATTAGCTTCCCAGTCTTTACCAGTAAACTGTTCACCTTTTTCTGGATTGATACCTTTGTTTACTTTGGCAGGACTTGTGCCTGTGTTATTTCCAACGGTACCGTCTTTGCTGCTGATTGGGCCAGCGCCAGTCTGTGGCTTTCCTGATCCGGAACTAATCGGGCTCTTGCCTGCTAGTGGCTTGCTTTGACGTTCACCAGTGCCTGCTCCAGCATCTTCACCTTCGGTCTTTTGTGCTTTACCGTAGTCGTGTCCAACTTTTTCAACGTATTCACGTGTCATACGACGACCTTCCATGAATCCCATTCCTTCGTCTTCACCTGCTTTGGCGTCAACTTCTGGCTTCATGTCCATATCTGTTTCTTCGCCACCTTGAGCAGCTTCTAGTTCAGCAAATGCTGCTTCTAGTTCTTGAATGGCATTCTTAATGTCCATGATCGCAGTGTCTTCTTGATCTTCATGATCGTGCTCGTCATCAGCTGGGGCATCAAAGTTGTTGCCGTCAGCGGAAACTTCACCACCAAAATCATCATCAGAATCACCAGTGTCGTCACCGTCCATCATGTAACTATCTTCTAGATCCATGCTTTCTTCGGCTTCTTCATCAGCACCTTCTTCAACGGATTCTTCTGCGTCTTCAGCAGATTCGTCCATATCCATATTCTCATCTTCTTCTTCAGCGATAAGGTTTTCGTAAATCTCTCTTGACTTCTCAACTACGATTTCGTGGAAAAGTTCATTTGCTTTTTCATGATCTTCGTTAACTAAAAAGTCTAACAATTGTTCAAATTTTGTTGACATAAAATATTTCTCCTATTAGGGTAGCGGCAAGGCTGTAGAGTATTTACACCACAATTAGAATACGTACGGGAAATAGGCTGAAAACTGAAGGTTTTGGCCTTAAAGTGATAGAGTTTAACTCTTTATTGACTATTTTTTGTTAAAAATATTTAGTTTTGCTGTACAAGAGTAATAGTATACTTTATTTACGACAAATATACTGTTGATCATACTCAATATTTTTGACCTCAGTAGTGCCATTGATGTATACTGAATATCCTGCTTCAGATAACAATTCGTAAATCCGTTGACAGTTGATTGCAAGGTGTGTTTCCAAAGATATTAGAATATCATTATTTTTTAATGTATTCAATCCACCTTCTAATACAAACTGTTCTGCGGCCTCAACATCAATTTTCATACCAGTAATGTTAGTGATGTTGTTTGTTAAACAATATTCGTCTAGAGTAATTGTAGGAACTTCTTCATAATTGTCAAAACTACGATGCAAGTGTGCCACTGCTGGGATTTCAGGATTAATACTAAATCCACCCCAACCTACTGGCAGGTCTTTTTGTATTGCTGCAAACAACTTTACAATACTTTTACTATTT